ATTTTTCAGGGTTGAAGTTATGAGCGTACATCAGACAGTTTTCAATACCATCGCCGATCATCTCATCCTTAAATGGATAGTTCATGAAGTTTGGTTTGTATGACAAGTGTTCCGCAATATCCAAAAAACATTTACCAATATACTCAGTCACTGGTGGTCTTGGTTCCCCCATAGACTCTGCTTCTGTAATGTTGTCTTTCCACTCACACATCGCTTTGAAAAACTCTTTGTTATCGATGTATTGATTTTTTTTGCTGCTCATATTTTTTTGTCCTTTTTATTCTTGACATGTCACACATCATATCACTAGACTTAATCTTGTCAAGGGGAAAGGGGGGTACAATTAATCATCTTGTTCTTCTGAATCTTCTGAGTCTAATAAATCATTAGGATTCCAAGAGTAGTCGGTCCACTGAGTTCCAAAATCTTCACGATCAGTTTCGTTACTTGTATCTTTATCTGTGAACGTTCTCATACCAATGTCGTCATCATCGATCAAGTCCATGATATCGTCTGGATCTAAAAAGCCTTCTTCAATAAATTTTTTAATGATACTTGGTGGGAAGATCATGTTCATGACTACAAATTCTTTTTCTTTGTCTTTTTCTTTATTAGGCATACCAGAGATTTGGTCTATGTTATCCATGTTGTCTTCAGAGAAGTCATCATCAAATTTTTCTCTCATCGACTGTAACATTTGCTGAATCTTTTGCTCTAAAGCCGCTTGTGCTTCATCCTCGGTCATATTATCAATTGCATCGTGTTGCATCTGAATCTTATCGTCTCTTTCCTTAGAGTCCTCATACAACCGAACCACATCATAGTCTGGTGACAAAAAACTAACAATAAAGTCTTTTGGGATTACGGTTTTAATTTGACTACTATGACGTAACCAATCCTTTAACACTGTGACCTCTTTTTTACGACCAATAGGATCATGCACCATCATGTTTTGAAATTCATAGGGTCTTTCAACCGTAATGCTGTCTCTTTTCTGAGCAACAATCTTAGTTACGATTTCCTCTCCACTTTTTAATTTTAACAGTCGGTAGTCTGAGTTCATGTGTTACCTTCCAAGTTCAGATTCTTATGTGTAAAATCAAACTTCTCTTTACTATATATCTTCACTCTGTCCTGCATGTGACGATAGGTGTGGTTGACATACTTGAGATGTCTCAAATCATCGCTTATGTCAAACAGTTTTACTCTATCTTTCACATCAGACTTTCTTAGTCCTCTACCAATAGACTGCAATACACGAATAACGGATCTTGATGGTGAGGCGAAAATGATATTGTTTATATTCTTGATGTTAATACCTGTGGAGCAGGTTCCGTAGGATGCAATAAGTATCGAATCACGATCAACCGTGTCCACGAGTTTTCGAATATCTTCTCTCTGTGATACATCGGTCCCACCATGAATGAAGTGAATATCTTTATCGGGACAGTTGTTTTGAATCATTTCGTGAAGAGGGACACCGTGTTCTTTTACATAATTAAAAAGAAGCAAGGTGTTTCCCTTTAGTTTGCAGGACAAGTCAGTGATAAACTTATTTCTCGCCTCATTGTTGATGATCCACTTGATTTCATCAATATACTTTGCTCTTTTAGTTTCTTTCGTTGACTCTTTACTATATCCCAAAACTAGGCAATCAATCTTTAGTCTAGACAATAAGTCTTTGTCCATGAGTTTTTTCGTGGTGGTAACATTCTTAACCAATCCAAACAATCCCTCGATTACGAGTTTGTGAGTTTGTGATCCATCGAGTGTTCCCGTGGTTCCGATTCTATGATCACAATTTTTTAGTTTGGTCATGATACCTGTGAGTGATTTTGCCTTAAATAAGTGACACTCATCACCGAACACACAGTGAAAGTCCTTAAAATATTTTTCGTGTTCTCGATGAATACTCTGCCATGTGGATATTACAATCTTCTTATCTGTTGTTTTTTCTTGACCCGACATAATGTAGTGACAATTATCATCTACTGACCAATCACAGTTTTCAGCATAGTCTCGAAAGTCACTCATCATTTGAGAAACTAGTGAGGTAGTCGGAACGATAATTAGTATCTTTTTATCAGGCGGTAGACGATCAAGATAGTATCGCAACAAAGTGTAAATGATCAAAGACTTACCTGACCCCGTAGGAGAGACGAGAAGGGTTCTCTGCTGCTCTAGAGCGTGCTTAATTGCAGAAATCTGATGTTCGTATGGATCGAACGGAAGTTTTAGGTGTTCACGCATATACTTGAGCAAACTGTCATCAGATATAGTATGAGAAACGATCTCTAAGTTATTTTTGAGAGTATAGTTTCTCTCGTTTGCAAAATCAGCAAGATAATCAATTAACCCCCTATAGAAAGTTTGAGTGTGCATGTTGTATAATCTTATCTGACCGTCCCATACTTTATTCTTATAGGCGGGAGTGTATTGGTAGTTAGGAACTTTAAACGTAAAAAAGTCTGAGAGTTCTTTTGCAACAGATCTCTCACAGTCAACTTTTACATACACACTGTCGTATGGTTTGATTGTAATAAGATTAGTTTCCATTCGTAAATTTTATCCAATCAATTGCAGATCGAATATACCACTGTCTATCAGACATTGTTTTTACGACAGACTTTAGATATTCCACCTTTTCTTTTTGATACTCAACCTTATTTGTTAACTTAACAATCTCGTCATCTGACTCCAAAAACTTTTCTAAATCCTGTTTGAGTATGTTCAAAGCAAAAGGTTCAAGATCTCTTTCCTCTAACTCTTCGTGACTCATCTTTCCTGTATAGTAAAGCCATTTTATCTTTCGGAGTATTCGTAACTCACTTTCAGCCTTTGTAAGAATCAACTTCTCATCTAACAGAAAGTTTAAATACTTGTTATGAAGTTGTGGTGTTTTTAAAGCCTCAACATCTAATTCAGTTTTGTCAATTTCTAAGTCTTGCTGAACCATAGACTTCAACTCATCCAATAACATATAAACTCCTTTTGGTAGAGTTTACCCCATAACACCTTATTGTCAAGGTTATATCGGTTTTATCTCGTACGTCACAAACTTAAAAGATGCGTCTACAATGATAGGCTCTGTCTCACCAGTAGTGGAATCAAAATCTACGGACCCCAATGACTCAGGTATTAACTCCTTGAATCTAATTGACCTTACGGGTCGATAGGCACTATTTACAATGATCAACTCAGCATCTGTGGTAAATCTTTCTCTACCCTCAAACTCTGTGGTGTCTTCTAGATTTGCACAACTTCTTAACCAATCATGAAGTTCAAGATAGTTATCCATATTTTCATCCACCAAAAAACTTATATTCAAATCACCAAAATTATATTTATCACCAGCCTTAAACGATCTAGCACCAAATCTAGTTGGTTGTTCAATCGCATTTAAGGAGAAGTCTGGTATATTCACACGCTGACAGAACCAAACCATATTCGGAGATTTATCCATGATAAATCTAAACGAGGTGTTCATTAGATAATTATTAGTCTTTGGTTGTCTCGTGCCTAAAGATTGGTAATAATCTGGTATCGGTATTTGATTCTCAGCAGTGTATCCCATACATTATGTATATCGTTTTCTACCACGACCGATTAAAGACACACCTAACATCGTCAAGACGCTAGGCGCAGGAATAACCGTAAACTCTGGTACGACTGTAAAGAATATACCCGCATCACTTTCACCTTGAATTATGCCAGGACTTTCGATCCAAGAATCTGCGTAAGCGATCACAAACATCGTCGCAAATTCCCCAGGCTTTAAGCCTGAGGATTCCTCGTTTCCCTCAGTCCCCCAGTCCCAGTTATAGAGTCCTGTCTCATATGCAAAATTAACGTAGTCTGGATCGTTATAAAATTCATCAAATTGTTCTTCGAGTGGAGATGTTAGATAGCCTGGAATCGATAAAATCGAAAGTTCATCTGACTTTACACCAGTAAAAACATCAAAGTCTTCAATAGATGATTGTGACTCAGGACTGTTATGTAATGTGTAAGTGATAAGAATAGCGTTATCAGGAACACCGACAAAATCTTGCTGATCATCCTCTGTGTATACAGCGGTTTCTACATATGCATTCCAACGTTCCCCGTAAACATCAGACTGAAAGTATAGTTCTGGTTCACCGACGCCTGGTCCAGCAAGGTCAGCCATCGCAGATGTAGTTATAGCAAGTGCAAGTGTTCGTTTAAACATAATATTCCCCCAAGTATTTAATTACTCACTATTTATGATTTTAGCAATCTCCCCACTCCGCGAGGACTTTCAGGATTGCGTTAAATCCATTGTTAGTTTGCGGGTGGTACTTATATGCAGCAACGTCTCCAAGCACTTGTAACAAATCTTGGAAACCAACCAGACCATCTTCATTTAAATCAGAAGGGCAAGAGTTGTCGGGGTAGTAATTAACACTATAAGGTGATGGATCACATGGATGATCGTTACCGCAAGCAAACCGTACCACACCACCAGAGGAAAAATAGTCTGGACCTGTAAACCGAGCGATGTGAAATGAACCAGGCCACTTCTCACTTTCCCAGTCAACATCAGCGTTCCACTTGATTAGATCACCGTAGTCATTCTGTGATGGGGAAGAGCAACACACTTGAGATGGAATCTGACCTACAGGGAAAGGCTCCCAGAACTTCAACACGGGGGAATCCATCAGATCCTTGTGTTGTTGCTGTACCTGTGGGTACTTGTATTGTTGTGAGTTACCGTACTTCTTACCGAGCGGACCATGCAGAATCCAAGAGTCACACCATGCGTACTCAAGATCAACTAGATCAGCCGTCCGAGGACAGCATCCCTGCGGACCCGAAAACTCCCAGTTGATTGGAGTGAACTTCGCACCGAGATACATCCATCGCTGGTAGGGGTTAGATTGAATGCAGTCCCAGTAAGCGCCAGGGCTTGGACACTCAATCCCAGTATCTATAGTCCAGTAGTCAATACACTCTTGACAATTATCTAACCAAGGATAAAGATGATCGGGTCTGCGATTCTTGAACATATCACCTTCAATCGCCCAACCAAAGGAACGAGAAGGCGATTCATTTCCACGGGTGCAACCGATCATGTAGGGACGACGAGGATCACCATTTGGGTAAGAAAACTCTGGATCAAAACCAGTTTGAATATAAACATCGAACGTTCGACCGAATGGAGTAAGTCTACCAAGATCGTCGATCCACATCGCAACAGCATTAGGATCGGATGGTGGACCAGACTCACTGGCAAAACTAAAAGAAGAAAGTGTGCAAACAACAAGTGTTAAAAAATGTCTCATAATATAGACCTCCTGTTTACTATGTATACGAAAAGAGGGGGGTCAAAGACCCCCCTCTCTTACTTCACTCGGAGTTTTTATCTATTAGGTTCCAGAGTTACCGTGAAGGTTAAGAACTCTAAAGATACGATAGTATTGGTTAGCACGGATGGTGAGTGTTTCACCGTCAGGCGTACCGTTCGCAGCACCAGTCGTCGTCACGAATGGGTTAGAAACCAGACCGTAACGAGTCTTGAATCCGATCTTGGGCTGGAAGGTGTTCTCACCGACTGCACGAACCATTTGCAACGGAACGTATGGGCAGTAGAACAATCCAGCATCATACGGGTTCGTACCCTTATAACCGACACAGACGTAGTTAGTTGGTCTGTTGTTGGTAAAGGAAGTTGATGCTTCGGTAGCGAATGGGTCAATGTAGACTCTAAACTTACCGTTAAGAACACCTGCGAATGTGTTACCTGTATCGTCGATGTTCAGGTTAACATTCAGTGCAGGAGAGATGTTGAGGTATCCACCCATAGCAAGAGCAGATGCGGTATCAGCATCACAGATGATGACGTTACCTTTTCCTCTACGAGTTTGCTTGGCGATAACGTTTGCTTCGCGTTCGATTTGGAACATGAGTCCTCTCCAACGCTCTGCTGACCAACGACCGTCAGAGTCGGAGTCGAGGTCGTACATACCACCTTGACCAGTGCCAGGGTGACCAATCACAGGTGTAGCACCAGTGTTGGCGTATGTCAGATCTTTTTGCTGGGCACCGAGTTTCGCAACACCGTAGATGGTGCGAATGATCTCGCGGTTGATTTCAGCAAGGATTTCCGTGCTGAGAATGTTAGCGAGTTCGGTTTCAGCGTCAAGACCGTGAACAGCACGCAAGTCTTGGGCGAGTTCGGTTGTGTATTCCGCTTTCAGGGCGCGAGTCTTCGCTGTGACAGAAGTTCGCTCGATGCTGAATGCCATCGAATTGAAAGCACTGTTTTCACCGAGTGCTTCAGCAGAGTCTCTGCTCATAGGACGACCGATTGAGACATCACCTGCGGTAACACCTAACAATGGGTCGAAGTTAGCAGCAGCAGTAGCACCACCAGTACCACCGAAGTTACCTGCTTCTGCGAAGAGGGCTTCGTTGTTTCTGTCAGCACCGCTGAATTGAGACTTAAGTGCGAAGATAAGACCTGTTGGGGCGCTCATAGGCTGAACACCACAGACATCATATGCCATCAGGTTAGGCATCGCACGACGAACGAGAGAGATCAGAATAGGATCATAACCACCGAGTGGTCTTTGTGACCCGTCTACACCTGCAAGACCACCAGAACCAGCATGGTTCAGTGAGTTAGGCGCTTCGTTCAGCGATTGCTCTCTAAGTGCTGATTCTTGATTCTCAAGAAGAGCAGCGGTAACTTTTCTTCTATAACCATCTTCGATTTCAGGCATCGCTTGATGATCAAGAACTGGCGACCACTTCTCAGTAAGTTGGTCATAAGGTGTAACTCCGTTAAAATCCATTTCTATCTCCTTTGATATAGTTGTATACTACTCTTAATAGTTATAATATTCTGTTTTTCAAGAAACCTTGTTGTCGTTTGCGGACTTAGCGACTCTAGTAAGTGCATCAGTGTACGCACTCATTAAACTAGTGTCAGAATTTTCGACTGAAGTAGACACTTCAGTATCCTCAGTCAAGACACCTTCCGAGAGGTAGTTGTCTTTAAGAACTTCGAGTTTATTACGAAAACTGTCTTCATCTGTAAACTCAAGGTTTTCAGACAGTGTTCTCATTTTTTCAGTATCCGTATCAACTAAGTCTTCAGTAACTTCAACAAAAATTTCATCTCTTGTTTTTTCTTCAACTGTTTGTTTCAGTTCGATGTTGTAGTTAAGTTCATCGTTGAGTTTTTCTTCTAAGTCAACAACAGTTTGTGCGAGGCTTTCTACCAAGTCATACTTCTCTTCGGGAACCTCGATGTAGTTCGATTCGAACAGACCTTTCAATCCACTCAAGAAGTTTTCTGCAACGTCAGCACGAATACCCGTTTCAATAGCGAGTTCGTTTTCTTGCATCCACTGTTCGACAACATAGGAGAGGTAGTCGTCAAGTTTTTCTGCAAGTTCTTTAGACACTGCTTCTGTGTGTTCAGCGATTGCTTCTTCGTATTGAAGAGTCAATTCTTCTTCGACTTGTGCTGCTCTTTCATTCAACGCTGTTTCGAAGATGGTCAAAGCCTTAACCTTAAAATCTTCGGAGAGGTCTTCACCCGTAAAGAGTGCATCAACATGCTCCTTCATAGATCCGACATCACCAACGTTTCCTTGATTTTGAGGGATCTTACCAGCCTTAGCCTTAGATGGTTTTGTTTTAATGGTTGCTTGGTTCTTACCAGATGCGTTACCAACGGGTTTAGCAGTTTGAGGTTTCTTACCCTCGGTATCCTGAGATTGTGCTTCATCGTCAACGACGGTTTCAGCCTCTTTCATCTTATGCATACCTGCATTCATCTTATGCTTACCTGCGTTCATTTTACCGTAGGTTGCATTTAACTTTTTCTTACCCATAGGATGCATGGCTTCTTCGACATCATCATCGTCGTCGTCATCCTCGTCATCCTCTTCTTTTTTCATCTTCTTCTTATTACCGTGAGCCATTTCTTCGACTTCTTCGATATCAAGATCTTCAAAATCCTCGACAACGATTTCATCAA